TCAACAAAGTGCTTTGACGCATCTGAGTCAAGTATAACAGGGATTCCATCAGCAATCCATCCTTCACGATTTCCAGCAATAGTTATTCTGCTCATTTGTGTGTCATAGCTATCGGCAAGTCTTGCAACTAAACCAGCTACAGTTGTCTTCTTTCCTAAAGCCCCTTCCTTGCTGTTTATAACATTTACTGCTTCTTTTAGTTGAGAAACATATTCTTTTTTTATCTTTATTGTTGTGTACTCAGATTCCATAATCTTACCTTTTCTTTTAATTTGTATACGTATTGTACCAGTTTTGTATACAAATGTCGGATATACTTATATTGGAGCACATTGTCTCTCCAATTGCCTTTAGTCTGCTAACTAATTGCTTGTCCATCCTAACTGATGTTTGTTCCATTTGTTGTCCTTTTTCTTTTTGTATACAGTATTGTATACATTATATGCTTTTAAGTAGCTTAATCTGTATACAATTGATGATTGTCGGAATTCCGACAGCACTATTTGTCGGAATTCCGACACGGGTAATATTATTTAAAAGACTCTATGGATCAGAATGTTCACTTTATTTTAGCTTAAACTGTGGATTTTTATATACGTAGCGTATATTGGCTGTGTCAAATAATTCATCTTCAACTCCATGCCTGTTCACAGATTATACCGCTATTCCGCTTCGCTACATAGCAGTATAATTTTCGCGCCTCCAGTTGGAGCTTCGATTCATTATTATGACAGGGATTGGTTTGGGTTTGTTTAATTGTAGTTTTGTTTTAATTGAGCACTAACTCAGTGGTTCTGATTTGTTTTGTAGGATTGTTTTTGTAGTAGGGGGTGACTCCCGGAGGAGTCATTGTTTTAGATTCTTGAAGCCGTAGTTTCAATACATCTTAAACGTTCAGGTCTATATGGTAAGAAACCGTATGACCATTTAGCAGATACTCCACCAACCTCAGCATGCATGTCATTGTAAACATCAGCTTTAGGCATGATGTGACGCGCTTTAACTGTATCGTAACTGAAACCAGTCTCAACGAATGAGTCATCACCAACAACAACCATTGGGAATACATCGAAGTAAGTACCAGTAGCATTTGTAGTTGAGTGTCTATTAAGAATAGCTTTATCACCAACAACCTTCGCACCAGTTGCAGTTCCATCAGGACCAGCAAAACCATCAGCAAAAGCTGCAGCATCATCAGAATAAGCAGTAGTAACAGCACCTGCACCACGGTAAGCAACTAAATCTGGGTCAACACATAATGTGAATGCACCAATTACACCAAGTTCACCTTGAAGTGGTTTACGATCAAGACCAGCTTTGTATTTAGCAAGAGCAAGGAAAGCGATATTTCCATCAGGACCAACAATCTTACGAACAGCAGGAACCATTTCTCTACTAATGTACATAATGTATGTATCATCAACAACACGAGTATCAACATTAGTTGTACCAGATAACAGTTGAGTATCCATAGGACAGTCATGTAACTGTAGTTCTTGCTCAAGAGCAGTGAACGTATCAAAGTCAACAAGGTCGCCAGCAGTAATCGTAGCTCTAGTAACGTGTGTATCAGAAGCGATAATCGCATTTGAAGCACTAGTACTTACAACAGAGATCATTGATTGAAGCTCTTTGATTTCACCAACAGCACGACTTACATCAGCAATATGCTTAGCAATAGTACGAACAAGTGAACCTTGTTTGATTGATGTAACAGTATACTTCATACCGATACCGTGTTTAGTAACCTTAGCAGAATACAACTTGTTAGTTGCGTTTAGTAGGTTAACAACTCCACCTTCTTCAGGAAGTGGCACCATATCACCAGCTAATAGTCCATAAGAGCTTGATCCACCAAGAATCGCACCAGGAGTACTAAATACAGTTTCACCAGCTTCAGCATCAGCAACAGCAGCAGCTTTAGCTAAAGCACGAGCATCAGCATATTCAGCTTCAACAGCAGCAGCAATTAATGCAGGAGTACCCAATGCGTATGCAGCTTTAATCTCTGTATTACCAACATATGTCTCAACATCAAACGTAGCAGTTACAACACCAGTTGCATCATCAATAACTTTGTAGATGTTTTTCATTAATGTAGCAGTCGCCGCATCAATATTGGCATCACTCAGGTTATCTTTGTGTAACATAGGAATATGTACAATCTTAGTAAGTGTGTCACCGTGATTTTCAATCATAGACTCATAGTTGTTGTGCTTTGAAAAGAATACTTTTCTACGAGGCATTTCAACAATTGCTTTACTTACAAACTCTGGGTGGAACTCTCTTTCTATATCGGTAGATGTTAATCCACCTTCGTTAAACTTACTCATTAAATCAGCCATGTGATTCCTTTTTTTTTTAATTCACGAGTCCGGACTATTTAAGCCCAGCTCTTTCTAACTGTTTCCAGTAGTCCATAAAGTTGTCACCTTCCAATTTCATTGGATCGGCTTCCTTCTTAACAGTCTTCTTAACAGTTTTCTTTGTGCTCACAGACGCAGCTTTTTTACGAGCGTCATCTGCCACTTTGTTCTTACTTTCCAGTTCTAACTTATATTTGCTTACAGCAGCTTCCTCGGCATCAGAAATCTTCTTAGCTACAACGGATGTTGCCTCAGCTATAGCGTCAATGACACTAGGCTTGGCTTCTTGAGACTTAGCACCACGTGATTGCTCTTCACCATATACTTTATCCAACTCACTAAGAGCAGCGTTATACTTTTGTATATCGTTCTGGTCAGAGAATCCTGCGTTTAGCACTGACATCTCTTTGACCTTATTAGATACAGTATTGAAAACACTGTTTCCATCAGAGTCAGGCTTCATATGCTCTACGAACATATTTCTTGAGCCTTCAGTACTAAGTAGATCAACTACAGAGTCTTGGTCCCAATCATTGTATAGAACACGTTCAACATCTTGTTTGATACCAGCAGTTGCTGATACATCAAGAATATCGTTCAGTCCAAGTTCAATGTCACTAGAAGTTGTAGATTGCCCTTGATAGTTTACCTCATCCATGTCGAAATCAATCGGTTCCATGTTGAGACTCTTCATATGAGCTTTCATTGCTTCTTTATCACCATCCATGATGTTCATAGCCATATCGAACTTGGCTTGATCTGTAATCATTCCACGTTTTTCAAGTGGAGCATGAAACTTTTTATACTTTTTAAGCTTAGAGAACTTGTCTTCTAAACCGTACATAGCTTGCATAGCTTGGATTGTCTTGTCTGGATCTTTAAATCCATTAACCTTTACACCATTTGCGGTAAACTCGCCTGTGACCTTATCGTAGTAGTCTTTATGAAACTTACTATCTTCTAGTAATTTTTCATATTCTTCTTTATAGTTTGGTTCTGCGTTATCTGGATCAAGTCCGTCGTCTTGATCTTTCGTGTCCGTATCACTGTCACTATCGCTTGCTACTGGATCGTTTACTGAGTCATCATCACCTGTTGAGTCATCTGTATTATCATCGTTATCCAAATCAGTTCCGTCGTCCTGATTATTCGTGTCCAAATCGTCTACATTGTCATCATCAGTTGCGTCAACACTCGCTGTGTCATCGTTGTCATCATTGTTTGAGTTAGAGTCTGAGTCTGCATCATCAGAGTTATCTGAATCTACATTGTCATCATCATCGTTTACCGCCGCTTGGGCAGGATCTGAATCATCAATTGAATCTAAATCTACATCTGAATCATCAGCTGGAACCTCTTCCGAGATTTCTACGCTATCAAATTCACCACGCATCATACGTTCAATCATTGAACCTTCAGTTTCTTCGTTATCTATTTCATCAGCCATTTTACATTTTCCTGTTAGAGTTTGTCAAGAGCATGTTCACAACTTTCAATTGTGTCCTTAGCTCTAATCATATTATATTCAACGTCACCTGGTAGACCGTTGAAACCTATATAACTCTTAAGGTGTCGTATCGCTAGTAAACCTTCTCTAAGTTGGTCTTCTGGCTGGCTAGGCAACTCTATGGACTTAGTTAGCTCATCGAAAAGGTGTTCAGCTAATTCGCCTATATACCCATCAATCATCACATCTCTAAATTGCTCTTGCTTAAACAACCATTTAAGGTTCTCTCCACGTTTCACAACAAGTTCAGCTTCTGCTATCTCGTCTTCAAGTTCTTTAATTTTAATATCATTACTGATGTTAGACTCTTCGTCCATTGCATCTCCTGCTCAAAAGGTTAACTCATAGAGTCATTGCTCATTGTCAAAGTACCACTAACTCAGTGGTTCCGACCTATACGAAATTATATCTAAGCTAATCTTAAGCTGAACTTAAGATTAGATTTAAGTCTATTGAAATTGCGGTCTTTGCGGTGGTTGAACCTGTTCGCCTTGACTACCTAGACTTTCAGCTAATCTCTTAGCGGCAGCACCAACTGGGTTCCCAGCATCATATCCTGTTCTGTATCCATGCTCTAGACCCTGTTGTTGACCAAGTGCAGCGCCTTGTTGTCCAGCTTCTTGAACTCTTTGATTTTGTAGTTCTTCATCGGCTTTACGAGCTTGATACTCATATAGTGCCGCTTCTGGATCTTCAATTCCAGCTGCTTGCATCTGTCCAGCAACTTGAGATAAGCCAGCATTTACTTGTGTCATCATTTGCTCATTACCGCTCTGCTTAGCTATATCTCTAGCGGCTAGTAATTCTTCTAGCCTTAGTGTTAATTCATCTGTATCCATTATTGTGCTCCATTAGTTTGATTTTGATTTTGACTTAGTCTATTAGAACCACTGAGTTTGTTACTCAAGTGTATCTTCTCTAATTCTCTTTGGTGGTCATCTTCTTTAGTCTGAGCTACATTCTCTCTCTCAGCTATCTTCTCTAGTCTATTTTCAGCTATTCTCTCAGCTTCAGTCATCCCTCTATCTAACTTATTCTCAGAATCATCGACAAATCTCTTGTCGATTTCATCCGTCTCAGAACGAAGCTTATCAGCTTGAGCAAGGTAGAGTTCAGCGTGTGCTTCTGCTTCGTGAGTATCTTTAGCATTCTCTTCGACTCTTGAAGTCTTCTCAAGAATATTTGCATCGTAGTTTTCAATCTTCTTAGCCATTTCTAGAATTTGCATTTGTAATAACTTCTGTCTCATTGCAGCTTCTTCCATCGCAGCATTGTGAGCTTCTAATTCTTGTTGGCTAGGTTCACTAACATGGTTTTCTATGTCGTCAGCTAATCCTGGCTCTTTCTTAAGTCTAACAATCTTACCAAGAACTTTTTGAGCTAGCTTAGGATCCATTGTAGCTGCATTTGTCTGCATTATCATACCAAGGTCTTGAGACTTCTCATTGTCCTTCTCTGGAGTAGATACATCAGCTATAAGGTCATACTCGCCTTGAATATCTTCACGATTAACAGTTACATATTCTTGATTAGTAATTCTGATAACTTGTTCTTCAGACATAAACGCCTGATTCATCATCACAGTTTTTCGACCTATACCAAGTATCAGAGAACCACTGAGTCTTCTTAGTGCTGATAGTTCTCTTTTAGCAGTTGCATCTGTAGCACTTCTTATCCCAGTTGCTCCGCCGGTAGTACTTATCCCGCTAGATCCAAATGGTCTTGTACCAGTAATTGACTCAGCAGCAGCTTCATTAAACGCTATGACACTCAATGTTGTATTGTCTATGTTATCAACTTGATCTCTATAGATATCACGTTTTGGATCCATACCGTGTCTATAGTATGTAGTTCTACCATTAGTATAGTTATCTTTCTCTGTTCTATTCGGGAAGAACTGATCTGAGATAAACGTTTGTCCAATAGCTTGTCTAGAGACCATATCATTCATAGCTCTAGTCATTCTACCAATTTGCTCTTGGTTATCAACTATCAGGATACCAGATGGCTCACCTCTCCAATTGTTCTTTAGTGGAAGATTAGCCGCAGCATCGAATGGCAAGCCATCAAATGGGAATGGACTCTTTTCTAACCTAATTAGAACTGTACCAATCCAAGTTGCTACAATAGGAACTAGAACGTTATCATCATTGATATCCCAGTATCCCCAGTATTCATATGCTGTTAACTTCTTTCTAGCTTCATCACTGTATACAAAATCATTTTCTAGCTTATCTTCACCATGAATCCTCTTATACTGAGACTCTTCGTTGCCCATACCTTTTAGTGAGTCAAGATTATGGTAGTAACCAGTCTCTTCTCTTGTCTCTTCATCTTTCTCATATTCAAACTTTTTAAGCTCAGAGATATTCGTCTCGTACTCACAGATAATGAAACCGGCAGCACTCAAGTCATCACCACAAGTTGGATCCACAATTACCGACTCATTGTCTTTGACTTCATAAGTAACGTGGTTCTCAGTTAGCACACTTTGTTCTTCTTGTACTAATTCAACGCTCTTTTGCATTGGCTGACCAGATTGAAGGAATTGCATTCGTTGCTCTGCAGTCATCTCGCCTTGTTCAACTAACATGTCCAACATCATAACCGATTCTTCTGGAGTAGCGTAAACCGGTTTCTCAACCTCAACCATTTGGTCTTCGTACTCAGCATTCCATCCAGTTTGGATTATTGCAGTACCTTCATCTTCATAGTTACGAACCATCTTTGTAACAATTGCTGTTCTATCTACTTTGACATTCCACTGGTAATTGATTAGTTGCGCATTCTGAATAGCACCGTTTTCATCTTCTCCAGTACGAGGCTTAACATCGAACATGTTGATCGTATTAAGAAAAGGCTCTTCTAGAACCGGATATCTCCACTCACTTTGCTTTCTTATAAGCATAGACTTTACGGTGCTTCTGTTGGGGAGAGCTTTTATGTCTTTCCCACCATTGTAGTTTACTCTGTATTTCTGTAGCGCAGCAACATACTTCTCATGATCTGGACGAGCAGCATCTAAGTCTGCATTAAGATCTTTATATGTAGGAGCATTTTTCCAGTCAACAAACTTATCTGAACTGGCTGGAGCTAATTTTTCAATCTTATCAATCATTGATTATGCCTTTATTTATTTTAACATTATACATTACTACTAGCCTAAAGTCAATCACCATTAGTATAGTATTGACTCTAAATAAAATGTTGAAGAAGAGAACGCAAAATTTGTTAATGCACCCTCACTTCTTAATTCCAGTCTATAATCATGCCCACCAACTAAAGTTGCTGCCCCATTATCTGTAAGGCTATAAGCTTCTGTACTATCTAATATAAACCCTTTTAGTGATTTGATTAGTGTATCTGATGTCACATCTCTTAGGTCCACATAAAATTCTTTATTTCCAGACTGTCCAACATTATCAAAAGTCATATGTAAACTAAAGTTAACTCTATATATACCGTCTAATGGAATAGTAAGTACTCCTGTTACTTCGTTTGCCTCTGTAACTATTTCAAGGCTGTCTGAGTAACTTGATATTGCTGTTGCATTTACAAGGTCTGCTGATAAACTTGTAGGTGCTGTCGCTTCAAGCAAGCTTCCTAGTGTTACCGGCAGTGGTTCATTATTTTCTATTGTAACAAACAGTCTTCCAGTTGTATCATTAGCTTCTATTGCTCCGCCTACCTGTGTTCTAATTATAGGAGCAGTTGCTATAAAATCTCCGGCTACAGTATCACTTAAGTATAGAGGTGTCCCAATTGGTAGTCCATCAGTATCTATGTTTGATACTTCTCCAAAAGTAGTCACTAACCCAATTTCACCATCAGGTATAGTAATTGTTGTTATACCAAGTATTGTAGCATTTTGAAAAGTATCTGCCAATGCTAATACAGCTTTAACATTACCACTAGTTACCCCATTATGTCTAACAGCTTTACCGGCAGGAATATCTATACCTGTAAGGTTTATAACTTCCATATGGTTTTCTGTGCCTATGTTATTAACAGTAGTCACTTGTGCAGTAGTTAAATGTTGATAATCATCTACAGCTCCACCTTGAATATTAGCTAAACTATCATGTGATACTGCCTTCGAAGATATCATATGAGGAGCAAATGCTGAAAGTACATCTGTAAACTCAGAACTACCTCCACTATATATAGTAAAGCCAATTAGAGCTCCAAGCCCTTCAATTAACGCAGGAGTGAGAGTAGGTGCAGATGCTATCTTAGCTTCTGCTATAGTTGTAAATGTTTCTTGACCAACCATTGCAACTAGCTCATTAGGAGTATTAATAACCATGTAAAACCAAGTTACTCCAAACTTATCACTATCTAATGTAGCTAATGTTCCTGAACCATTATCATATTTAGCGGTATCTACTACTTTCTGATCATCAACTTCAGTGTAACTACTGCCACCATCTCTATAGTATAATTTAAATACATTAGCTGTAGCAGTTCCTGCTATTGAAGTATCAAATGCAGTATGCGGTATCTCTTCTAACATAAAATTAAATACACCTTCAGAAACAGAAATAGCTAAACTACTGGCATCCTCTAATATAGTTCCACCAGTTAAATGTATAAATCCTTCATCACGTTGCAGTAGCATTCTTCTTGTCTTTCTACCAACATCTACATTCTGTCTAGTAGCATCTAACCAATTAAGAGTATTACCATTCCTAACTATTACATATGCTATACAAATATCTAAACAGTTAAATGAATCTCTATCAGGACTACTAGTAAATTCCGGAGCACCACTATGCCAGTCTAAAGATACATAATTAATGCCTTCAAACATAGTGACATTATCCTGAGCAGCAATTTCAATAGCCCATAGAGAAGCAGTCTCTGTAGCTGCGTCTCTAAGAAAACCATAGCCAGCGGCTATATTAATAGTACCGTTATCGTTATCAGTAAGTGCACACCCACTCATAACACCAGCACTATGCATATTATCTATCATACCTTCCATATTATCAATAGCAGGTACACTTCCTAAAGAGTTAGTAAGCATTACATTTGAATTTACTATTCCAGTAATATCCTCACCAGTTCCGGTAATAGCTCCTTCACCAGTTACACTAAATACAACATCATCTGCACCATCAATACCTTCTATGATATTATCAGTATCACTAGTAGAGCCTCTCTTAATAGAAAGTGCCCCTCTAGTATCATCAGTTACTATTTCAGGAGACTCTGAATTATCAAAGATTTGTTGCATATCAGAAACATTTCCAGCTGATAACTGCTTATCTATAATTGAAGGTCTTTCATCTATAATTGTAACAATATTAGTACTGTCATCTTTTATGATAAACCTAGCTACAGGCACTAATCCTGAAGTAGCTTGATTTCCAAATAGAGAGAAGTCAATATTAGCATTCTCTGCCATATTTTGTGAGATGTACTCTTCATTTGAATATACTAAGATAAATAGATCTTCTGCTTTAGGGCTTCTAAGTAATGTATGTGAAGCATAATAACCGCTACTTAAGGCAACCTTATCTGTACCATTATCCCAAAACTTAGGAATAGTTAATACTGCTCTATCGTGTATTACAGGAGCTCCTGATACATGATATAGTACTGAAGTTTGTATACTGTTAGCAGCATCTATCTCTACATGTTTTCTCTGTGCAGTATGAAACTCACCAGCAGCTTGATTCACTTGCAAAGGATTTACACCATTTTCTGTAAAAGTACCTCCACTAGCATATAAAGCTCCTATAGTATTTCCTATCCAGTCACTATCAACAAAACCATTTTGCCCTATAGAGTAAACTAGATGTACTGGACTCTGTAACTCACTAGAGGGACCAGATTGCCCTTGAACAGCTTGTAACCTAGCTAATGATAGAATAGTCTGAGATTCTGCAACAGACCATTTCTCATCACTATATATAATACCGGTAGCATCAACACCTACCCATGTAGATGAATCATCTGCTGCTATAGTAGGAGTCACTCCAGTAGCACCTGCATAACTATACTTAGTACCTTGTATAAAATACTCAAAAGCAGCAATATCTATAAGAGTTATATCAGTATTAAGTGTAACTATATCATCTATAGAAACTACACCGGTTAACTCAGTATATAGTCCTATGTTATCATCGACCTCACCAACAATAGTATTGACCTCATCAATAGCATCAGCTGTATTGTCAGCCTCTAAACCAGTAATAGACGTAAACAATACATTAGCAGCATCAAGAGCTGCCCATTCAACATCGTAGTCAACATCAGTCTTCTTAGCTAATACTTGGTTGGTAGTCCCACCAGCAACTGTACTTACTCCTGCTATACCTTGTGGCCCAGCACTTACTACTTCTACAACTGTTATTCCCATATCATATCCTTTCTAATTTATACTATTCCACTAATGCTTCTATTGATAACAAGCTTTCCATTGAGAAGAGTTGTCACACCTTCTGTCCCGGTAAGTTCTATATCATAGTAGCATTCTAAACTATTTCTTGGTTTATTATCATATTCCAACATTGATTTTGTAGTCAAACTAGGAACCACTATTTCTATATTGTATGGTTGAGTCACAGCATCATAATCATACAGATTGCCTTCTATCTCATCCACTATGAATTGATCATCCATTGTATTGCGCTTAACCCCAAATACGACAGATGTACCAGAAGTAACATCAATAACATTATCATCTGAATCCTTTACTATCAATCTAATATACTCTGTATCACCAGATACAAACTCAATATCAAGTCCATCATTTACAACTCTCTTAAATGCCATGCATGCTCCTTATACTATCTGTATAGTTATTTCTTCGTTTCTATCAAACGCTTCTATACACTTCTTATATAGATCTTCATAGGCATCTCTAGAGCTACCTATTGTACCATTCTCACTATCGCAAATATTACCAACAAGTATACACCCATCAGTATCTTTATCGTAGTTTCCAACATGGATATAAACCCATTCAAAGTTTTCTACGTTCTGTAACCATAGCATACCATGATGCTTGTCACCATATCTCTTACTATAAACACTATTCATTGTGCCAGTGGTTCTTAGTAACACATCATATTCCCCAGCAGGGATTCTAGTCTTGCCGTATATTTTAGGTTCATTTTCAGTATCTTCTAGTGTGAAGCACTCAAACTTTCCATTAACATGCATTGTACCGAATGTACTATGATTATTCTTATCTAATCTCATCAATTGTATATACATCAATTTACTCCAATTACTGGCTACTAACAGGTGGTAATACCATTTTCAGTTTACCATATGTTATTGCCTGTCTTTCAGCTAGTTTGTTGATTCTCAATTCTAAAGCTGAGTTCTTATCTCTCTCGGTTTTAAATCTATCTTTTTCAGCTTCAACTCTCTCTTGCATAACGCCATAACCCCAAACAAGTATTGTAGCAGTAAGTATAACTATACCGGCAATACCAAGACCCTTATAGAGATATTTAAATAGTATCTTTAGTGACTCTTCTGTTCTCTCGTCAAGTGTGCGTATGTCTTCTCCTAGATCTTTACGAACTGATGCAAGCTCTTTATGTAGAGCTGCTTCTGTAGCATGCATATCTTTAACAACCTTTTCTAAGCTATCTTTGCTTTCAGCTTGGCTATCTTTAACGTTGTTTAATAAATTATTTTGATCTTGAAGTGTAGATTTTAATTCCATTAAGTGCTCATCATATTTATCATATTTTTGCATTTCTTTCTCGTCATGTGAATTGAATGTATCTATGAATTCACGGTTCATAGTAATTAACTGACGAAGTTCGGTCTCATCTTTGATTCTATTATTTTCAACATTCCTGAGCCTAGTGAAGATCTCGTTGAATTCTTTATCTTTCTTACTCATATCAATCACCAACCATTTATTTATTAAAAGTATACCTAAATTTTATTCAATCTCAGAGACATTTGTAATATTTCCATCTTTGAAATTCTCAAATATCATCTTAACGTCATTAAGATTACTCTCACAATCTCTACCGGCTTCTGTAAGATCAGTTATATATGATGCTACTTCGCTTTGCTTCTCCATCCTATACGGCTCTGGAATAGCCTTACATTCTAACTGGTCATCAGGTATATTAGGATAAACTTTCTTTATCTTAACAGCAACTTTTGGAAGGCATTTGTCATACCATCCAATATGGAATTCTTTATTTGTACACCCTGAGAGCATCAAGAGTATCATTGAGAATATTAGCGACTGTACCATCATCTTCTGGTTTAACATTTTTTATTCCTTCATTAATTTTAGTTAACTCAGTGGTTCTGAGTATTTCTCGTTTATGGCGCTTCTTTAGAACCACTAGTGCATATTCATGATCTTGTTGTTGCTTGATTACATCTGCTTCAAGCTGCGTTTGCAGATCATACAATCTATCAAACTCAGTAGTTATCAGTATTACATTGTTCTCTGCATATTTCTTTTCTTCTAAGGCAGAGTCTAATTTATTAGTAAGAATGAAGATATAGGTTCCAATTCCAAGAACCACTGTTCCTACGATAACTGCTTTACCCATACCCGATTTAAAAAACGATATAATCGCACTGATTTCAAACATTATTTATCTCCTGTTGTTGTTTCCATATAGTATTTAGCAAAGCCTACAAATGTTGCAAGGACAGTACCGTAGCCAACAATAGCCCATTCACTCATATCTACTACGGTTAAAGTATTATTTTGAGTAAACCAATTGTGGAATGTAAATAACATATACATCATGAATACTATCATCAGTCTAGGAAATACTCTATAGTCATTTAGTTTTTTATCCATCATCCACCCTTATTGAAAGCTTGCTTTCTGACTTCATCAACTGAATAGCTCTTTACTTTCTCAGAACCACAAGTATTGCATCCTATATTGACAACTAGTATTTGAGGAGCAGAAACTGTTAGTCCTAGCTCTCTCAAGCATTTAAAGCATTGATACATCACTTATCCTTACTAAAGCTTCTAAAGCTCTTGCTAACACAACTCTGACACATATAATATTTAAAGAACCATATCAATTTTAGTTCAACACACTCAGAATTAACTTTACCACAATTATTACATAATTCTTTTTTAACTTTCATTATTCTAATACCCTTTTTAATTGAACTACTAAACCATTTCTTTTATTATACTTTAAAATACTTGAATAAGCATCCAAACATTCCGCCTAGAGTTATTACTAATCCACCAACTATTCTTTTCTTCCATAAGCACTTTAAGAATGAATGCGTATTACAATCATCATCATGACCTTTGCAACAGTCACCTATGTACACTTTCTTCCACTTGAACAGACTAGTCCAAGTGTACCAATTCTCTGGGAACCACGTACACCAATCTTTCATTATAGACCTGCCTGATACTGTCCAACTATAGTTGCAGTAGCTTCTTTTAAAATATCCGCATTAGCTATAATCTTAGCAACCATGTCGTCTTTAGTAATACCTCTAGCTGTACATAGTTTATCTATGAAAGGAGTTAGTGCTAGAGCATCTGCTACATAGCTTCTAGCCTCTAGTTCTTGTATCCAGAACGTATCAACTTCAAACTTAGGATAATCAGCTACTAGCATATCTAGTGCTTCTTGCGTATTATCCTTAGCATCTTCTAATGCTTTAGCGTCAGCTTTAGCTTGAATAGCTACATCATCTTTAGCGTAGAATCCATTAGCATCTGCTTCTAGGTAGCAGTCATAGTAGTTATCATTCTCATCTGTCTCCACATTACCTAAGTTCTTATGATTGGGTAGCAGTATACCATCTTTTCTTACGGGAGATTCTATCTCAACTGCACCCTCTGTAAAGAAGGTTTGTATTTTACCGTTGTTGTTGTTGTAGTATTTCATTATCATCTCCTTATTTATACTCTTTCCACCAGACTACTCCAGTCACATTAAAACCGTCAAGACTATATACACTATTTGGTGGCACAATAAACATCTGAGCATCAGACCTAAGACCAGTAGTGTCAAATGCTAATATAACAGCTTCTCCATCTACATAACCAGTAACACCTGACTCTACTGCGCTATTAGAAACTCTTGCAGATACCATAATGGGCTTACCAGTAGTATTTTTGTAGTCTATCCCATTCATTCTATTGCCAGTCTCATCAATCCAACTTTGACCTAAATCAAAACCACCAGCAACCTTAACCACATCCAACACTGTATCAGGATAATTAAACTCATGTGCATCTACTATCTCACCAGCAGATACTTCTATGGTTTTATCTAGGTATGTGATTGGAGTTGCTAGAGGTGTGTCTAGTGTTGCTTCTAGTTTGTAGACTGAAACATTATCAAAGTTTCCAGAGGCATTAGTTCCACAATGTAGTCTAACTGTTATAGTAGATGAACTCGCTGTAAATTCACCTGTAAAATCTTCATGTAATACTGCACCACCAAGAAGTAGTAACGGTGTATTAGTATCAGAATTTGATGTCCATAATCCGTCAAAAATACTTGCATATATATTGGCTGTGCCATCAGAATCATAAAATCCACTTAGTGTATATTTATTTCCCGCTACTACTGAAAAAGACTGATATACTCCATCATGGTCTGCTCCAGTGTCAGTTATTTTCATAGTACCACTTTCCCAAATAGCAGTTGTTTCAGTAGTTCCTATAGTCCATCCACTTATGTCAGTATCAAACTTACCATTAGTAACTAGCTCTCCATCAGTAGGGAGGTAAAACTTACCAGCTTCAAATACATGTCCATTATCACTAGCATACTTCTTCTCATATACACCACCGAATCTAGGTTCATTTAAAGTTGAATACCAAAGCCCGTCTTCTTCTTTATACACATAGTTATTACCGTCTGACCAACCATTATCAGGTGTGATAGTCTCAGTTCCAGTGTTATACTCTGCTGTGTTATTTGCATGACCATTAACATATCCATCTGCAAACATCATCTGTCTGTCTGTAAGGTTGAGTTGAGTTGTATCTGAAGCTAAGTCATCATATGAACCACCACCATCTGAGTTAGTGTCGAAGTAAACTAGAGCTATGTATTGACCGCCACTTGCATTGTTGTAACTATTATTGGATGTTAATGTAAATCCAGTAGATGATATCTCTAATCCTCCACTACCAGCTTCTACACCTGAAGTATCAAAGAAAATTCGTAAATCATTACCTCGTTCACTATCATAAACTTCCCAGCTACCAGTTGAGTCTATTCGTTTTGGTATCACTCTTTTAGGAGTTACTAAGTTACCATTTACATCTTTAACTTCTATTGAATTATTCACCGCTGTACCAGTATAAGAAACTATTGTCCATGTTTCTGATTTAGCTTTACCGTAACCAATGTAAGCATCATTTTCTGTGTTTACAAGAGAGCCACTACCTAAAATAAACTCACTGTTAGTAGGTTTAGTGTCATTCCATACATCAGTTGCTGCTGAAGCATTTGTAAGGTCTAATTGCATAACTTCAGTCTCATCGCCACTATAAACAGCCCAGCTTTTTACAGTATCTAAGTTTTTAACTTCAAGATAATCTAAAGCAACTCCAATAGGACTTGGTATCTGATGTCCAGCTAATCCACTACCTATCCACATAGGTAATACTTCATTAGTCTTAGGATTATAAGCTACTACATATTTCTTACCATGGTTAGTTAAACCCCATTTGATATGAGTGTATAGAGTTTGGTATGAGATATAAGTAGTTGTATTTTCATTTACATTAACAGCATCATCTACTGTAAATCCATCAGATGTAAAAGCTGTTACTACTCCATAAGCGTTATTAAGGGATTCTGCATCAGTAGCATTAGTTATTATGCTATTTGTAACTCCTCTTAATCCATCAAATCTAACATTGTGTCTATTTGCTACACTTCTACCCTTAATCTGAGCCATACTAACAGGTACATCAAGTTTAATATCACCACTCTCTATCGGTGTACCAGCATCATTCTTGATAATACAATCACCAGTAGCTCTATCATGCCAATAACCATCTTTGTTTACTTTCTTGACTGTTACATTATCAAAGTATGAAACTTCTGTATCTCCTGTTCCATTTCCTAATTGAATATAACAATTAATTGTACTAGCAACAAAGTAAACTTCTATTCTTCCCTCTACTCCATTCTCGTTCATATAGTATTGAGTGTATGGATTATCATAAACTTGTACATAAGGATTATCTCCTGAAATACTGTCTATTGATATTCTATATGTTTCACCAATCTCTAATGTAATTAATTGCTTAGCTATCCCATAAGCAGTAGCACTATTAACAACCTTTAATCTTCCGCTATCTACTGAAAGAGTTGCATCGAGATCTGCTGTCCACCCACTACTATCAGTAT